ATCCGGGCCGCGCAGCGCATGCTGCTGGCCGCCTCGCGCAACCTGATGGACAACGCGGCGATCTCGGCCGGCCCTCAGGTCGTGGTCAACAGCAACGCGATCGAGCCGATCGACGGCGTCTGGGAGATCCGGCCGCGCAAGGTGTGGCGCGCGAAGGAGGGGATCGACGCCAGCGAGCCCATCGACGTGAAGGAAGCGTTCCAGATTTACACGATCGAAACGCGCCAGCCCGAGCTGCTGAACATCATCAACTTCGCGCTGCGCATGGCCGAGGAAGCCACCGGCCTGCCGATGATTCTCCAGGGGCAAATGGGGGAGAAGGGCGCGGACACGCTGGGCGGCATGAAGATGCTCCAGAACAACGCGAGCGCCGTGCTGCGGCGCCTCGCCATCATGTTCGACGAGCAGATCACCATCCCGCACGTCACCCGGTACTACCAGTGGCTGATGGAGTACGGCCCGGACGAGAGCGAGAAGGGCGACTACTGCGTGAGAGGCCGCGGCTCGAGCACGCTGGTCGAGCGCGAGCTTCAGAATCAAGAGCTTGTCGGCATCCTCCAGGTCGCGAAAGATCCGGTGTTCGAACTGTCGCCGGCGAAGGCCGTCGAGGAATATCTTCGCAGCCGGCGCTTCGACCCGAAGCGCTTCAAGCTGGACCCGGCCGAGCTGGCCGCCGCGCAGGGCGTGCTGCCCGGGATGGAAACCATGCCCGGCGATCCGAACGCAATCCCGCCCGAAGAAGATCCGCGACTCATCGCCGAGCGCGAGAAGGTGCGCGCCATGGTCGACGAGAAGGCCAAGGACCGCGACCACCAGACTGAGATGAAGCTGCTCGACATCAACGCGCGCAACGCTGCCGAGAATTCGCGTCGCGCTGCCGCGGCGTCCGCATGAGCGATCGAATCAACGCCGTCCTCACGCAGGCGGACGTGGATTCCCCGACGTGGAAACGCATCCGAGCCCGCCTTGAGCGGCGCCTCGAAGAGCTGCGCGTCCGGAATGACAGGCCGGCGTCCGTTGAAGAGACGGCGGCCACCCGCGGCAAGATCGCGGAGATCAAGTTTCTGCTGACGATGGATTCCCCATCCCCAGCAATCGTGACCGACGAGGACGAGTTCTAGCTCGCGCCGCCTTGGTCAACCGTAACGAAGCCCGCCCAGTGCGGGCTTTTTCGTGTGTGAGGCTCCCATGACGGACAAAACGACTCCCATCGAAGGCCAGGAAGATGACGCTGCCGTTGCGGCCGCAGCCGACAACCAGGCCAACGAACAGGCGCAAGCCGACGAAGAGGCGTTTGCTGCCGGGTTCGCCGCCGCTTTCGGCGATGAGCCCGCGCGTGATGAAGGCAAGGACGATGGCGAAGGTCAGCCCGAGGAACCGCCGGCCAGCGGGGATTCGGCGCGCGATGACGACTTCCGGGCCACCGAAGAGCAGAGCGACGGCGAAAAGCCCCCGCAATACCTGACTCGAGAAGAGGTGGATCGGCTGTTCGAAGAGCGCATGCAGGCCGAGATCAACCGTCGACTGACTGAGCATGACGCGGCTGTGCAGCAGGAAATCCGCAAGGTGCATGGCGCCTACGGCTCGCTGAAGGGGCGACTCGATGAAGTCGCGAAGCCTCGACAGCTCAGCCTGAACCGCGTCCGGGAGGAATTCCCGGAGCTTGCCTCCCTGTTGGACGAGGACTTGCGCGAGGCCGGTGGGCTTGGTGCGGGCGGCGTCGACCGGGAAGCAATCGAAGCGCTGGTGAAGGAGCGCGAAGAGGCCATGCAGCAGCAGCTGCAAAAGCACACGGATGCACTGAACGAGAAGTTCCTCAACTTCACCGCCCCTGGCTGGGAGGAAAAGGTCACGTCCAGCGAATTTGCGGAGTGGCTGAAATCCGTCCCCCCGGAAGAAGCGAAGCAGATTGAGGAAAGCAACGACCCTTTTTACTTGGCTGCGACCTTCCGTCGTTTCGACGACTGGGCCGGGAAGCAGAAGGAGGTCGCGCGCGAAGCCGCAGGCAAGGCGAAACGCCTTGGTGCCGCCGAGCCCGCGTCATCGAGTCGGGGCGCACCGCCCCCAAGCCGCACACCCAATGACGAAGCAGCGTTCGAAGCCGGATTCAACGAAGTCCGGAGCGTTGCACGTCGGTAATCCAGATTCAGGAGAGACGCAATGCACCGTTACAACACGGCCGAAGGCCGAATCAACAAGCTCAAGGGCGAGATCCTGGCCCACGCGATCCCGGTCGAAGTGCTGGGCATCACCGGCCAGCAGAAGCGCATGCCGAAGAACAGCGGCGAGTCCGTTGTCTACCGGCGCTGGCTGCCCTACGGCGCGGCGTCCACCAACGCCAACACCATCAACCGGCCGAGCGCCGCCGCGAACGCTCACGTCCTCTCCGAAGGCGTGACCCCGGACGCCGACAGCCTGACCCCGCAGGACATTACCTGCACGCTTCAGCAGTACGGATGCCTCTACGCCGTCACCGACAAGACCGTCGACCTGTACGAGGACGACGTCCCGGCGGAAATGAAGAAGCAGACCGGCGAGCGCATGGGCCTCGTCCGCGAAATGATCCGCTACGGCACCCTGAAGGCCGGCACCAACGCCTACTACGCGGGCGGCACCTCGCGCGACACCGTCGACGAGAAGGTGACGATCACCAAGCTGCGCCAGATCACCCGCAACCTGAAGGCCAACCACGGCAAGATGGTCACGGGCATCCTCGCCGCCAGCCCGAACTTCGCGACCGCCCCGGTGGAAGCGTCCTGGCTGGTGTTCTGCCACACCGACTGCGAAGCGGACATCCGCGATCTGACGGGCTTCAAGCACGTCGCCGAGTACGGCAACCGCAAGCCGGTCCACGAAATGGAAATCGGCTCCGTCGAGTCCTTCCGCTTCATCCTGTCGCCGGAACTTTCCCCGTATCTCGCCGGCGGCGCCGCGGTGGGCGTCACCGGCCTCTACGCGGCCAACGCCACGAACATCGACGTCTACCCGATGATCATTGTGGCCGAGGATGCGTGGGGTCAGGTGGCGCTGCGCGGCATCAACTCGCTGGATCCGACGTGGATCCCGCCGGGTCAGAAGGACAAGAACGACCCGCTGGGGCAGCGCGGCTACATCGGCGCGAAGTTCTGGATGTCGTCCGTGATCCTCAACCAGGGCTGGATGGCCGTCCTCGAGGTCGGCGTCGACGACCTGGCGTAACTGACCCCGTAACACCCTCACGCGAAGGGGCCGAAAGGCCCCTTTCTCGTTTCTGATTCAGGAGAGAGACATCATGTTCGACAACATCCTTGGCATTCGCGGCGGCACCCTTTGCCTGTCCCGCGCGGCCCTCGCCGAAGGCACCAACTCGGCCACGATGGCGATTGCCGCCCCCAACGGCGCCGGCATCGACTACGTGATCGACGGCATCCTCTACCACAAGGCGGACGCGGACAACATCGCGATGACCGCGCTGGCAGCGCAGGCGGCGCTCACGACCTGCCTGTACTGCGTCCAGGTGGACTCCGGCGGCACCGTGTCGATGAAGAAGGGCGACGAAGAGCTGAACGCGGATCTCGCGGCCGGCAACGTCGTCCTGCACTGGCCGCTTCCGGATGACGGCAAGTGCGCCATCGGCTACCTCAAGGTGAAGTGCCAGAATGCGGCGACCTTCACCTGTGGCACCACCGATCTCGGCGCGACCGATGTGATCGACACGTTCTACAGCGTGTTCGCTCCGCCGGTCACTCCGCTGACGGCGTAAGCCTCTCCAGCAGACCCCTTACTACAACCCGAAAGGGGCGCCTCGAGCGCCCCGATTCTTGAGGGCATAACGATGAACCTGCTTTGGAAACGAGTGAAGGATCTGAGCATTGGCCAGATTCTCCGTCTGTCGCCTGGCGCCGTCATCCACGACGAGAAGCGATTGGTGCCGGCCGGCTCCACCCTGCGACTCGACCCACGCAAGCACAGCGGCAAGCTGATTGCGCTCGACACGGCGTCAGGCTCCGTCTGCACGCTGCCAGCCGCGACGGGCTCCGGCAATGAATACGAGTTCATTGTCACAGTCGCGGCCTCCACCAACGCGCACATCGTCAAGGTGGGTGTGGCCGCAGACCAGCTCGCCGGCGGCGTGATGCTGTCCAGTGACAACGCGTCGAACGCCATCCTCGGTTGGGAGCCCGCGACCAACGACGACCAGATCAGCCTCAACGGCTCCACGACCGGCGGCAAGGTGGGCGACCGCTTCACCCTGGTCGACATCAAGGCCGGCTACTGGGCCATCAACGGCCGCATCACCGAGTCCGGGGCAGAGACGACGCCGTTCAGCAACGCCGTCACCTAACCAAAACCTCCCCACGTCTAATCGACGTTCTGGGCGCTTCGGCGCCCTTTTTTTTGGAGATCCTCCATGGCAAGACCCGCACGAAACCGCGAACTCGACACCCGCGGCGAACAGATCGGCCAGTCGGCCGCCCTCGAAATCTCGCTGGACGGTGACGCGGAAGTGTCGCGGCCAGCGCTCGAGGTCATTGAAGGCCCGTCAGCCGGCGACAAGGCGGCCCGCCTCGCGTTCCTCGAAGAGCCAATGACCATCATCGTCAACGAGAGTACGGACCCCAACGCCGAAGATCCGATCTGCGTGTCGGTCAACGGGCGGCAGGTGTTTATCAAGCGCGGCGAGCAGGTGGTCGTGAAGCGCAAGTACGTGGAGCGCCTGGCGCGCGCCAAGCGGCAATCCTTTTCGCAGGACCTTCAGAACACCGATCCCCAGCGCTACAACAAGCTCTTCATGCACACGGCGCTGCTCTACCCGTTCACGGTAGTCGAGGACCGCAACCCGAACGGTCACGCCTGGCTCCGGAAAATCCTCGCAGAGTCCGCCTGACGTGACCCTGCGGGAGTTGATCAGCGAGTTCCGCGTCTGGGCGGACGACACCGCGCAGCCGTACCTCTGGCCGGACGCGCGCGTCGTCGGCTGGTTCAAAGACGCCGAGGAGCAGGCATGCCGGCGGGCGGAGCTGCTGGTCGACTCGTCCACGGGCGAGCTGGTGACGGCCACCGCCCTGGCCGACGAGAAGTGGATCTCGCTTGACCCGCGCGTGGTCCGTGTCATGCGCGCACGCCCCACCGGGCGCCGCCCGCTGCCAATCATTCCCCGCGCCGAGATGGACCGCACCTATGCGCACTGGGAGGACGAAACAGGCACGGACCTGGTGTGCCTCGTCCCCGACATGGAGACGCGCAAGCTCCGCGTCTACCCGATCCCGACCGCCGACGTGACGGTCAACCTGACGATTCAACGCCTGCCGCTCGAGCCGCTGACGCGCGAGAACCTGGACGCCGAGCCCGAAATCGACCCGACCTACCACATCAAGCTCGTCCACTGGGTCATGCACCGGGCGTTTGCCACCGAGGACTCGGATACCCAGGACGTGCAGAAGTCAGCGGTCCATGAGCGCGAATTCTCGCGCGAGTTCGGCCCCGACCCGTCTGCGAAGGGCGAAGTGTTCATGCGCGCGCACGGCGGCCACGACTGGACCCCGGGGGACTTCGCATGAAGAAGAACATCCGCATCCAGCAGGGCAGTACCTTCGAGTGGGTGGTCCGCTGGCAGTCGCGCACGGTCGCCTTCGCGGCGATCACCGACATCACCAAGGCCGCGCCGCCCGTCATCACGGCCACCGGGCACGGCATGCCCGATGGCTGGAAGGGCGCGATCACCAACGTCCGCGGCATGACCGAGCTGAATGCGGCGAACGACCCGCCGGACACCGGCGAGGACTACTACGAGTTCGACGTCACCGACGCGAACACGCTCTCGCCGAAGGGCGTCGACGCCACCGGGTTCGGCACCTACACGTCCGGCGGCGTCATCCGCTACTTCGAGCCGGTCGATCTCGACGGCTACACCGCGCGCATGCACATCCGGCAGTCCCTCACTGCCACCACAACCCTGCTCGAGCTGACGACGGAGAACGCCCGCATCGCGCTCGACAACGTCGCCAAGACCATCACGTTGACCATCAGCGCAACGGACACGGCGGCCCTCAGTTTCACCAGCGGCGTCTATTCGCTCGAGCTGGTCAGTGGATCCGGCGAGGTTGCAGAAATCCTCACCGGCTCAGTAACTCTCGTCAAAGAAGTCACCCGATAGGAGATAGGCAATGGCCGCAGGCGATTTCACATGGTTCACGCAGGGCAAAGTGGACCTTCTGAACAAGGTCCACAATCTCGGCAGCGACACCCTCAAGCTGGCGCTCATCACCAGCGCCGTCACGCCGACCGAAACCGACGCGGCCCCGCATTGGGGCGGCACCGGCACGACGAACTTCGCCACCAATGAAGTGACCCCGGGCGGCAACTACACGACCGGCGGCGTCACCCTGGGGAGCGTGACGGCGGCGGCAGCCAGCGCCAACGCGAAGTTCGATGCCGCGGACATCTCGATCTTGCAGCACGCGAGCAATCCCACCAACGCACGCTGGGGCATCCTGTACAACAGCACGGACGCCAACAAGCGCGCCCTGGGCTTCCTTGATCTCGGTAGCGCCCGCGACCTGTCCGGCGGCAATTTCAGCCACGCCTGGGACGCCAACGGCATCATGCAGATTCAGTAAGGAGGGCGCATGAACATCGAAACCCTGCGCACGCTGCTCTCGCAGCCTCCTTACGACGCCATGACAGACGAGGAAGCGGCGGCTGCGCTCAACGCGCCAGCCGTGGCCGTGCAGGGCGACGTGACGAAAAGCCGGTACATCCTCTGGCTGGCGGCCAACAACGGGTTCGCGATCATCGAGCAGGCCAAATCCTTCACCAACGAAAACCCAGCGATTCAGGCCGGCGTCAGGGCTGCGGGAACTGCCGCTGCGGCCATCCTCAACGCCGCTGACGTGCCGGTCATCAACACGGGCGACCCGCAGGTCGCGCAGCTGTTCGGCCTGTTTCAGCAGGTCGGCCTGCTGAGCGCCGAGGCGGTCGAGTCGTTCATGGGTTACGGGCGGTCGATGCAGACTCCAGCTCAGACGATTGGCTGGAGCTACGTCAACATCGGTGACATTCAGGAGGCGCGACGCTGATGGCTACCGTGACCCCAAGTTACAGCGCCAACACCACGATCACGATGGACTTGTCGAGCCTCGCGTCGTCCGCAACATGGGTGGCAGGGCGCGAGTCCAACGAAATCGACAACACGACGAACAAGTACGTAGATGCTTTGGTGCAGGGCAAGGTCACGGTCGGGACGACGCCCACGGCGAACACATCGATCAACATCTACGTGTGGGGCGCAGATACGTCACTCGCCACCACGGCAATCGACGTTTTAGACGGCACCGACTCTGCCGAGACACTGACCAATACCGGAGTTCTGTATTCCGCGCTCAAGCTAGGCGCGGTCATTAGCGTACTGGTGAACACGTCGAACGTTACATACAACGTTGCTCCGTTCAGTGTCGCTCAGTTGTTCGGTGGTGTGATGCCTAAATTCTGGGGGTTGTTCGTAGCGCATAATACTGGCGTCAACCTTAACGCCAGCAATGCCAACCTGTTCAGCTTCAACGGCATCAAGTTCGACGTGACATAAATGGCCTTGTTCCTGCCGCAGCGGTGGCGGCAGCAGCCGCAATATACGGTCGATGTCGATTGGTCGACTCCGCTTGCGGCGAGTCTGGCGTTCGATTTTTCGCCGTTCGATTACATCGACGTTGTTACGCAATCCCAAGGCGTAAACACTGGCGTAACACGCTCTGCCTTGGCTACTGGGGTGGCCGCGAAGTTCACGCGCGCCAGCTCGCAAAGCATCAATTTTGGAGACAGACCAGAGTGGGACACGGGGAGTAACAACTTCTCGTTCGAATTCATGTTCCGCATGGCGGCGGCGGCCACCGACACGGTGCGCTATCAGTTGTTGTCGAAGGATGCTGTTTCAGGCCGGCAGGTATGGACTGAGATAAACACCACCAACACGGGGAGCGGTACAGAAAATTCGCTGTCGCTGGTATGGCTCAACGGCACCCTCATGCAGACGCGCACGCCGGCAAATTCGCTTGTCGTTGGAAAAACGCATCATTGCGTCATCCAGCGCAGCGGCGCGTCGGAAGTCACGGCGTGGATTGATGGCGCGCCGCAGACCATCACATACATCAACACGTCGAGCGCTGCTATTGCCGCGACATCAACGGCGGTGGAGTTGGGATCTCGCGTTTTCACGACAAATAGGGATTTTTTCGACGGCGACATACAGATCGCACGCTTCAGGAATCGCGCGCTAACGCACTCGGAAGTGCGGGCGCTGTATGAAAATCCGTGGCAGATATACCGGCCACAAACCGCCCGCATCTACTCGTTTCCGAGTGGGGCGGGCGACATCACCCTCACCGGCTCGCTCGAAATTCTGTCGCTCACCGAGTATGCAGGGCAGACGGGCGTCAGCATTGATGTCGTCGGCGCGCTCGAGACGTTGGCGCTGGTGGAGAACCAGGGCGTCACCGGGGTTTCGATTGACCTGACGGGCGCGCTCGAGACGCTTTCGCTCGTCGAGTACACGGGCACGCTGGATGTCGGCGCGGACATCAATCTCACCGGCACGCTCGAGACGCTGTCCCTGACGGAATACGCCGGCACCACCGGCGTCGAGATGGCGCTGACCGGGGCGCTGGAAGTCCTGGCGCTCACGGAATACGCGGGCACGGTGTCGGTGGGTCAGGACATCAGCCTGACCGGCAACCTCGAAACGCTCGCGCTGACCGAATACGCGGGCGTCACCGGGGTCACGATTGATCTGGCGGGCACGCTCGAAGTCCTGAGCTTGGTCGAATACACGGGCACGTTCGATGTCGGGTTCGACATCAGCCTGACAGGCACCCTCGAAGTCCTGTCGCTCGTCGAGCCGCAGGGCCTGACCGGCGTCAGCATCGACCTTCAGGGCTCGCTCGAAACCCTGGCGCTGACCGAGTACACCGGCACCGTCAGCATCACGAACGACATTGTTCTGACTGGCACGCTCGAGGTGCTGAGCCTCGTCGAGACGGCCGGCGTCACCAGCGTGTCGATAGACCTGACCGGGACGACCGAGGTGCTATCCATCGTGGAGCCGCAAGGGCTCCCGGGCGTGTCGATGGACCTGACGGGCGTCCTCGAGACGCTGGCCTTGACCGAGTACACGGGCACGCTGACCTACTCCGAGGGGATCCAGCTCGTCGGCCAGGTGCGGACGTTGGCCCTGACCGAGTTCGCCGGCACCATCACGCTGGACGTGTCGCTGACGGGCTCACTCGAGACGCTGCTCCTCACGGAGTACACCGGCACGCTCCTGCTCTACGACCCGCTGGCGCGGGTGTGGCGGCAGTTCACGTTCGTCAACGACGAGCGCCGCCTCGAAACGACCGTCAGCCAGGCGGTCGAGAACTCATTCATCAGCAGCGACGAAGCCGACACGTTCGTGACCGGCACCTAGGGGTTCCATGGCCAAGGATTCGAGCGACACCCGAGGCCCCTGGCCTCTCGGGGTGAATAACCGTGTGCGCGACGCGCAGGTTCCGCCGCGGGCGCTGCGCAATGCCGTGAACGTGGACCTGACTTCCGCCGGCGTGGCGCGGCGACGGGACGGCTACACGCAGATGGTGGAGGCCGAATACCACTCGCTGTGGGGCAGCGGCCTCGACTGGGGTCTGGCGGTCAAGAGCAACGCGCTGACCCTGCTCGAGGTGTCCGCCGCCGGCACCATCACCGAGACGACGCTGCGCACCGGGCTGACGCCGGGCCGGCGCATGGCCTACGTGCTGGTCAATGGCGAGGTCTACTACTCGAACGGCGTCATCACCGGGATGGTCTCGGA